GTTAGTTTTGCGTGCCCGCGGGCAATCTAGAATCTGGCATTCTGGTACCGGTTTACCGCCGTGGTGGTGGAGGCCGTATTTTGCAAACAGGTTGACTCCCGCAGAAAGCCCGTGGTAAAGTGTCATCATGATTCCGATTTACTGCAAGTATGATCGCCTCCTTGACGCGGAGGCGTTGCGCCCGCACCCCAAGAACCCAAACACACACCCGGAACGGCAGATGGACGCGCTGGTGGCGTACATTTCGCGGGCGGGGTGGCGTCATCCGGTCATTGTTTCCCGGCTGTCCGGGTGTGTCGTGGCTGGGCACGCCAGGAGGGCGGCAGCGCTCCGACTGGGGTGTCTTGTTCCGGTGGTGGATCAGGATTTCGAGACCGACGCGGATGAATTGGCTTTTGTTCTGGCCGACAACCGGCTGGCGGAGCTTGCGGAGATCGATGAAAACTTGTTGGAGGCGGCGATTTCCGATCTGGACATCGCGGGGTGGGACGTGTCCGACATAGGTTTTTCCATTGATCTCGGCTTTGATGATGCTGTCGAGGTCGATTCAGGAGGGGAAAGCCCTCTGGACACCTTCAAGGCGTCCTATGACGAGGTTAAGGTGTTTGTTTTGCCAGCCCAGCGCAAGGAACTGATCGGCATATTCAAGGATTTTCAATCGAAACACGGTGAGGCCGCCCTGCGATGGCAGAAAAAATAAACGTTTCGTACGTGATCACGTCGGAATCAGACACCAGTTTGGGGTTGGAGGTGCTTTTTGCCACGCTGCGGGAGCGGTTTGATGTCGTAGCGCAGAAGTTCGACCCCACGCGCCCGTCATTGGAAGGCGTGGACGCGCTTTTTGTGTCGTTCACCTGGTGGGAAGACATTCCCCGGTGGGTGCAGTTGTCCGAGCGTTTTGGGATACGCCCTTGCAGGGGTCTTCCGCCTATTGTGTTTGGAGGAACGGCTTTGAATCCTGTTTTGATGAGGGGCTTGTATGACTTTGCCGTGCTGGGGGATGGGGAGACGGTAATTGTTTCTCTCATGGAGGCGTTGACGGGCGGGCGGAATCCTTCCGACATCCCCGGGGTGGTGTCCGCGGACAATTTTGAAACCGCGCGCCTGTACAGGACGGCGCCGATTTTGCCCGCGTACATCCATACGGAAATACGGCGCAGCGCAATTCCGCGGATCGAAATTGCGCGGGGCTGCAAGTGGAAATGTCCTTTTTGTCAGGTGGCGCATCTGAAGCCATACCGCGAGCTGCCCACGGAGATCGTGAAATCGTTGATTAAGCAGGTGAAGGGGCGGTCGGTGGGGTTGTTTGCCCCGGATCGGTGTGACCACAGCGGGTTTATCGAGTTGCAGCGGTTCATGGCGAGGCTGGGAAAGCGGGACAGCTCGCGGGATGCCCGCTTTGACAGCCTTGTGAAATTTGACAACATCGATTCCGGGTTGACAATAGGCTTGGAAGGTCTCACGGCGGCGGCGCGAAAGTTCAACCGCAAGGCGGGCTCTCATGAAGAGGTGCTGGGGTATTTCGATCACCTGTTTAACCGAGTCACCAATAAAAAAGGGATGCCGGTGGCCAGCGTGGAGATATACATCATCCTCGATTTCCCTCCTGACCGTGGGCACAATCCGTATGAGGAATTTAATCGATTGCTGCGGGACATAGATGGGCTGTGCAACCGACCGTTTACGCTTTTCATTTCTGGGAACAGCTTTTCCGCTAAACCTTTTTCACGGATGGCGCGGGAAGGGATCACGTTGTTTCCAGAAGACAAGGAGAAATTTAGCAACATCTACGTTCCATCAAGTGGTGGGATGAAGATCGCGAAGCACGGCGGATGCAAGTCCCCGGTGAACCGTGTTTTTCAGGCGGCTTGTGACCGCGGGGACGAAGCTCTTTTTCCTTTTGTGCGGAACATGTCTCTGGCCGGGTGGAAGTTTTTCACGTCATGGGATCGTAACGTAGTTCGTGCGGTGTTGAAGGAAATCAAAAAGTGCGGATGGAACCCCGAAGACGTGTACGGGCCAACACAAAGGCCTTTATGGTTTGACGACTATCAGATCGAGAAGGTCAAAAAGTGATCATTACGTCAACCGCGTTTGCGCGCCAGTGTGGAGTGTCAAAGCAGGCCATTTCAAAAGCCATCCGTACGGGCTTGATTGAGCCGACGGATGACGGCTTGATTGACACTGACCATCCGTCTGCGGTTTGTTATCTGGAAGCACAGGCGTCGCGACCCCCCGGCAAACGTGCAGGAGGGCGCCCCCCGCGATCCGGCGCGCCCCCCGCGCCGGCGCAGGCTCGCAAACTACCGGGCACCCCCGGAGTCGTTCGTCCGACGGGCGCGGCATACTCTAAACAGGAATTGGAGGTTGAGCGGATTAAACAACAAGTGATTCACTTGCGGCTGAAAAACCAGATGGCCTCGGAAGCACTGGTGTCAAAGGACCTGGTGGTCAAATATATTTTTCAGCCGGTGAGCACGGCACACATGCGGATTCTGACTGATGGCGTTCGTTCAATGGCTGCACAGATTGTTCCGATGGTGCAGAGCGGGGCGTCACTGGAAGAGGTTGAAAAACATATGAGGAAGTCGCTCGGGAATTTTTTCCGAGCTGCAAAAAAGACAATGACTGATTTTGTGTCTGGGGAGACAACGGCGGATGACCACCGAAAAGACGACTCCGACGAAGTTTGATGACTTGCAGAAGGCTTGGCTTGTCGGGCGTATTTCTGAATTGGTAGATCACATAGAACACCAGACCCCTGTGGAGTTCAACGAGGGGGCCCGATATCTTCCGCAGTCTGTTTCCCGATTCAGCGGGTACATAGACTATTCTTTGACGCCTTACTGGATTGAAATTCTTAATTGCTTTGACCCGGACAGTGACGCCAGGGAGGTGTCGGTAATGAAAGGCGTCCAGGTGGCGTACACCACCGCCCTGGAATCTATCATGTTCTATGTGGCCGGGCACCTGTGCACCGTGCCGTGCATGTTTGCGACGGCGGACAAAGACCTTTCACGGGCTCGGATGGAGAACAATATCATTCCCATGTTTCAACATTCCGGGATGAATGTGTTTGAATCGGCGGATCAAGAGGGCGGATCGAAAACGGGGAAGACGCAGGCACAGCTTCAATGGAAGGGTGGGGGATACATGATCCCAGCCGGTGCGAAAAACAGCGACCGGATGCGATCTTTCTCCATTATGTTCTTGCTCATGGATGAAATAGACGCGTGGCCTGGATATCTTCGCGGGGGCGGCAATCCGGTTTTTCTGTTGAAGGATCGGTGTGCGGCGTTCTGGGGGGTTCGGAAAATCATGATGGGGTCTACGCCGGTGTTAAAGGGGTCGTCGCATATCGAATCGGAATATATGAGAGGCGATCAACGGCAGTATGAAGTCAGGTGTTTGAAATGTGGGTTTCCGCAGGCGCTCCGGTGGTCCGGGAAGGACGACCGCGGCGTTAAATTCGGAATGGCGTGGGACTACAACGCCGACGGCACGCTGGATATGATGTCTGTTCGATACTTGTGCCGTAATTGTCAGCACGCTCATCAGGAGCACGACAAACCGCGGTTGTTTTCTGTGGATAATGCTGCGTGGGTGCCTACGGCGACGCCCGTTGAACCGGGGATCCGTTCGTACAAATTGCCTGCCATGTATTCCCCTGTCGGAATGCAGCCGTGGTCAAAATGTGTGTCCGCATACTTGCGCGCGTGGGATCCGAATCAATCCCGAGTCAAGGACATGGACGCGTTTCAGCTGTTTTACAACAACGTGCTCGCGGAACCGTTCGAAGTCATAGGGGAGAAATTCAACTTCCAGCGGATGAGCGCACACCGGCGGACGTTTTACCGGTACGGGGAGATCCCGAATCGGGAAATCGAAAAGTTCTGCCCGTCGGTAGTGCAGTTTCTGGCGATGACTGTCGACGTGCACGCGGATTTTCTGGCGGTGCTGGTGGTTGGGTTCACTGTGGGCGGGAACAGTTGGACGGTCGAGTATAAGCACATCACCGACCCGGTGGAGCATGGATGCGAACTGATTGAATCCCCCTGCTGGGCGGAGGTCCAGCGGATGATCGATGAACAGGAATACGTCGCGGACGATGGGCGGCGGTATCGCATTGCCATCACGTTGGTTGACTCGGGGTATGCGGAGAAGACGGTCAGTGAATTTTGTTCCCAGTGGGATTCCGGAGTGTACCCCATCAAGGGCGACTCGTATAGCGATAAGAGGATCAACAATTTCCGGGAGATGAAAACGAGCGCCGGCGCAAACGGGTTTCTGATCGCGGCGGACGCGTACAAGGATCGGATGGCCCCCATATTGCGGCGGGAATGGCAGCCGGAGATGGGGGATCAGGGGCAATATCAATTCAATGCGCCGGTGGACATGACGGACCTGCAGATCAAAGAGCTGACTCGGGAATACAAGCGGGAAAAGAAGATGCCGAATGGGAATGTGAAGCGGGAATGGTATCGCCCGCAGGGCGCCCGAAATGAGTTATGGGATTGTTTGATGTATGCGGAGGCCGCTTTTGAAATTCTCGCCCTGCTGGTGTGTCGGAATAATCTGGAGTTGACTGAAATCGATTGGCCGACGTTCTGGTCGCACGTGGAAGAACAGCAGTTGTTTTTTTCTCTAGATTAATCCGAATTGCCGTTACACGCTGAGGCATGGACGCGACGTTCTGCCAAGCGCAGATCACAACCATTGAAGCCCAGATTACGAGCGCGCAAGCCGTGTTGTCGAAGCTGCTTGCGAACCCGAACAGGTCTTACACGCTGAACACGGGACAGACCACGGAGAGCGTCACGAAATACGACATCGAGCGGATTCAGGCGATGATTGAGGCGATGGTGGGGCAACTGCAGTTCTGGGAGGATTGTCTGTATGGGACGTCCGGGTGCATAGGAAGGCCGGGATTTTGATCACTGGTGACAGAGAGCTGGACGCGTGGACGTGGCCGACACAGACAGCCCCGCGTGCTGATGTGGACACCATCCCAGACCCTGCGTACTACACCGGGAACAAGTACCCGGGTGGGCTGGCGCCGGCGCTGGACATCCTGAAGCTTGATTACTGGCAGGTCCGGACGCAGAGTGAAAAGCTATTCTACTCGAATACATACGCCCGCGGGATCGTGCGTAGGTTCGTGACGAATGTCGTCAACACCGGGCTGAATCTGGAGAGCACGCCGGAAGAGGCGATCATCGGCGTTCCGGAAGACTCGCTCGTCGACTGGTCGGAAGAAATCGAAAATCGATTTTACTTGTGGGGTGATACGCCCGCGGCCTGTGATGTCAAGGGGCTTCGTGGCTTCGGGCAGATTCAGCGGCAGATATACATGGAGTCCCTGGTTGGGGGGGACTGTCTGGTGGTCCTTCGCCAGCATGACGGGACGAAGCTGCCCACGGTGCAGGTGATCCCGGGGTCGAGGGTAGAGACGCCCATGGAGCTGATGTTCCGGGCGGGGGTGGTGGATGGCGTGGTGGTGGATGAGAACGGCGGCCATGTGGGATTCCATGTGCGGAACGATGATGGGAAATACAGTTACATCCCGGCGCGTGGTGAGGTCACCGGGCGCCCGCAGGCGTGGTTGGTGTACGGGTGCGACAAGCGGGAGGATGGCGTCCGCGGGGAACCGCTGCTGTCCATCGCGCTGCAGCCGATTGCAGAGATCGACAAGTACCGCGATTCCGCCCAGCGGAAGGCGTTTTTAAACGCGGCCATCATCGGCGCGGTGGAACGGGACCCTTCCAACCGGATGAAGTCGCGCCCGCTGTCTGGCGGCGCGGTGAAGCGCGGGGAGACGGCCGTGGCGGACGCCACCTATGACCGCGCGGTGCCTACCGGGAACGTTCTTCCGGGGTTGTTTTTCGAAGGGATGCAGCCGGGCGAAAAAGTTACGTTCTTCAACAATGCAGGCACGGATGCGGAATTTGCAGGGTTCGAATCGGCGATCATTGTTGGATTGGCGTGGGCGCTGGAGATCCCGCCGGAAATTCTGTTGATGAGCTTCAACAAGAATTACAGCGCGTCGCAAGCGGCGATCAACGAGTGGAAAATTTTCCTGAACAAAGAGCGGTCCCGGTTCGGAAGCGAGAACAACGACCGCATTTATCAGGATTGGTTTTTTTCCATGGTGTTGCTCACGAAGATCGATGCACCGGGGTACATGAAAGCGGTTGTTGACGCCCGGAAATGGGACGTTGCACGGGCGTGGATGATGGCGGACTGGAGCGGGGCGATTAAGCCTTCGACCGACCCGCTGAAGCAGGTGAACGCGTACACGGCGGCGATTGATGCGGGGCTGAACACACATGAGCGGGCCGCGCGGGAGATGAGCGGGCAGAAGTTTTCAAAAATCATCCGGCGACTGGCCAAGGAAAACCAGATGAAGGCGGACGCCATGCGGCCGCTGCTGGAGCTTCAACGAGAGTTTGCAGGCGCGCCCGCGGCGGCGGTGCCAGAAGCGGATGACGGCGCCCCGGTGGACTCCGCTTATGTTCGTCGGATGGTGGCCACAGAATTGGCTTTGGTGAAAGGCGTAAACGAATGATCGGAACCAACGCGAAGACTGTTTCTACAGACGCCACCCTGAACGGCAACGGAACGAGTGGCAGCCCGCTGTCCGTTGCTGCGCCGGGGCTGACGGCGGTGACGACGGATACAACGCTGTCGGGCGCAGGAACGGCAGGCAGTCCATTGTCCGTTGCGGACCCGAGTGCAGGCGGATCCAAAATGGAGCGGGTGGACGTATGACGTACCTGCTACTCACAGGGAAGCACGCGGAACAGATTCAGGCGCTTTACGGGCGGGCGATGCCGACGGCGTCCGATCTGGCGACGGTTCCGGAAGCGGCAATGCGGGACCCGGAAGACGTGCAGATTGTGGACGGCGTGGCGGCCATTTCTGTCCGCGGGGTGCTGACGAAAAAGCCGGACGCGAATCTGAAATACTGGGGTATTGAAAACACATCCTATTCCGGGATCATCACCCAGGTGGAGCGGGCGAGGGGCAAGGGCGCGAAGGCGATCCAGCTCACGGTGGACAGCGGGGGCGGGTCCGTGGACGGGCTGTATGAGGCTATGGACGCGATCCGGGCGTCTGGTATACCGACCACGGCGAAGGTGGAGGGGATGGCCGCCAGCGCGGCCTACATGCTTGCATCGCAGGCGACGCGGATCGAAGCGGAAACGCCGTTGACGCTCATCGGGTCGGTGGGAGTGGCCACAACGGTGTATACGTCTGAATATCGAAAGGACATCGCAAACCGGGACAGCGCAAAGAAGCGGCCGGACGTCGCAACGGAAGCGGGCGTGTCCGCGGTGCAGGATGAGCTGGATGATATTTACAACGTTCTGGCGGAGCGCATCGCGGAAGGGCGGCGGACGACGGTGGAGGCGGTGGCGGAGAAATTCGGTAATGGTGCGGTGATGACGGCGCGGAAGGCCGTGGACGCCGGGATGATTGACGGAATCAAAACCCCCAATGCAGTGGCATCGGGACTAACAATCCAATCGGAGGATAGAGACATGGACAGAGCGAAATTGAAAGCGGAGCATCCGGATCTTTTCGCCCAGGTCATGGCCGAAGGCATTGCGGCGGGGAAAGCCGAGTGCATGGAGGTCGTGGCAGGGCACCTGTCGCTGGCGGAAGCCAGTGGTGACATGGAGCGCGCGATGGCGGATATCAGGGCTATGGCCCCGGTGAATTCCGCCGTGCTGGCGCATCACACAGCGGCCGGAATTCGGCGGTCCAACATCGCCGCCCGGCAGGAAGAGGCGCCCGCGGCCGTGGTCGCCAATGAGGGCGGGCAGGCTGCGGAGTCGTTTGAAAAAGAGAAAGCCGAGATCAACGCAATGATCCCCGGCGTGAAAGTGGAGTGGTAACATGGCAAACATCACTGAAACGACCGTGTATCCCGATTCCGTTTTCCTGAGTGGGAAAGAGGAAATCGCGGAAAACGTGTACGGAACCGTCGCGGGAACGCAGGGTACGTGCACAGATACAACCACCTACCCGGTGGCGACGCAGGCCGCGAAGACTGAAAAAGTGACCGTCGACGGCGGGACGGAGCAGACCGTCACGTTCACGACGGCGATCAACGTCGGCAGGGCCATCACGTCCAACGATTTCCCGCTGGGTTCGCAGCACGGGCTCACGGAGAAGGTCACCATCGACGGCGGGTCGGAACAGACAGTCACATTTGATGGCGCCATCACGGATGCGGATGACATCGCGGCCCAGATGGATGCGCAGCTTTATGGCTGTAGCGTTGCTGTCGTGGGCACGGACATCGTGATCACTTCTGACACGACCGGGCCCACTTCTGCCGTGGCTATCGGCACCGGCACAACGGACCTGACGTGGGGAACCCCCGCCGCGTACAATACCGCGGCCGGCGTGGCCAGCCAGATGAACGCCCAGCTCACGGGCTGCAACGTGTATGAATCCGGCGGCCAAGTGGTCATCGAATCCGACAGCGTCGGCACGACTTCCACGGTGGCCATCGGCACCGGCACGGCCACCCTGACGTGGGGCGCGCCTTCGGACGGCACCGGCGTGTCCGGTGACCTGACCATCGAAAAAGGGACGGTCATGGCCCGCAACACGGCCACTGGGTACATTGTGCCGTACGTTGCCTCCGGAGCGGATGGCGTCGGGACGCCCCTGGCCGTGCTTGATTCGGAAGCGGTGTATTCCGTGTCCGGGTTCAAGCGGTTGAACGTGGCCCGCGCGGGCCGCGTGGATGCGGCGAAGCTGGTTGTGGCAGCCACCGGTGCGGCCCCGACGGCGCTGGAAAAAGATGAACTGATGAAAAACAGCGGCATTGTTTGCGCGGATGTGACGACCACCGCACGGACCGCGTAAGGAGCAATTGAGATGACGACAGCACAACAGAACACCTATCAGATGCTCCGAGCCTATGTGCAGGGCATCAAAGCGCCCGGCTTCCTGTCCGGGCTGTTTCAGGCGCCGCCGGAGAACTTCCACAACCAGAAACAGGTCCAGATCGATCTGTCTCTGGAAGCGGAAAACGTGGCCACGCCCGTTGACACGGTTGGCAGCGAGTACAACAAGAACAACTCCAGCACCCACCAGGAGCTGGAAGTCACCCCGCCCGTGTACAAGGAATCAGAGGTGATCCCGATTGACGAACTGTACAATCGTCAGGTGGGGGCAAACCCCTATCAGGACAACGATGTACAGGTCAACGGCGTTCGGCTGGCCCTGAAGGCTGCTGAACGTCTGGCCAACAAGGTCGGGCGCGCTCTGGAGCTGCAGGCCAGTCAGATTCTGACATCAAGTTCCGGATTGAGTTTGGTAGACTCATCCGGCGCGGTCAAATTTGCCCTGAACTACAATCTGTCCGGAACCCTGTTCCCCACGGCGGCGACGCCGTGGAGTTCTTCGGGCACGGCCGATCCGATTGCCGACCTGATGGCCCTGTGCGTTGTTATTCGCGGCGGCGGGAATGACCCCACGTGGTGCGTCATGGATGGATACTCGCTGGAAGCGGCCATGAAAGTCACCAGTTTCAAAGAGCGTTTCACACCCATCGGCGCGAATTTCGCTGGCGCCCTGAACCCCATGAGTAACCCCGGCTCTTCCGGCGGGAATTATCGTGGGTCTCTGCAGGTTGGTCACTGGCGACTGGATGTGTATACGTATGGTGCGATGTACCGTCACCCGCAGACCGGAACGATGACGCCCTACATCCCGAGGAAAAAGGTCGTGGTCGGCTCCAACGCCCGCATGGATGCGACGTTCGGAAACGTTTCCCGGTTCCCCGGGGAACAACAGGCGTTGCAGTATCTTCCGGCGCGGATCACCAGCTCCAACGGTCGGATGGATCTGAACTTCAACGCGTGGTTTAGCGCGGACCGTACGGCTCTGAATATCGGTGTTGGCGCGCGACCGCTGCTCATTCCGACTGATAAATTCGCTTTCGGATGTCTGGACACCGATCTGGCGTAACGCCGGAGGGAGGGTAACATGGTAGACCTGAAAAAAGGCATTTCGGCGGCGGCGAAAAAGGCGGCGAAGATCGAAGCGAAGGCGGAGAAAATCGCGGCCCGGACGCCGGTGGATGAAAAGCCGTTTGCGCAGGCGGCGGAGGTCCTGAAGCAGACCGCCGGCGCGGGTGAGGGCGCCTTTCTGGCCGGCATCGAATACGTTGTCCGGCAGGGATGTGCCATCACGTCGCGGCACGGCGTGCTGAAGGGCGGGCAGACGGTGAAGCCGGAATGGCTCTCCGGCGGGGTCGACGCCCTCCGCCGTTTGGTGGAGGTCACCGGGCTGGTGGTGGCGAAGGGCAATTAAAAATGACGGGACTGCGGCAGATAGCGCACGAGGATGCGCAGGAAATCATGAGCGACACGGACGGTTTTTCGTGGCCTTGCACGGTCACCAGCCCGGGCGGGTTGTCTCATGATTTCCTTTGCCGTAGCACCGACATTCATTTATCAATTGATCCGGGCACTGGGGAAATGGTTTCCGGTCGCCATGCGAGTGTCGTTCTGCTGATGGTCGAGCTGTCCCTGGTGGGGTTTGAAACGATCTGTGGGGTGGCGGATAACACGGGGAAGCCGTGGGTAGTCGCGGTGGACAACATCGAAGGGACACCGGGCGTGTACAGGGTGGCGGAAACGCATCCCGATAATGCCCTTGGTTTGGTGGTGTGTTTTCTGGAGGCTTACACGGCATGACGGCGTCCATTCCACTGATTACCGCTGTCGACGGGTTCGAGGCCGTGCGGAACGCCGTGGCGGCAATCATCGCGGCTGAACAGGCGGCCCAGCAGACGAAGGCCACGGCGGCCGGGCAGGATCCGGCGTTGTGGAAACTGCGGACGTATATCGAAAGGGCGTGCCCCTGGGAGATGTTCCGGGATGGCGTGTCCGATCTGAGTCCGGTGATCAACGTCTGGTATGATTCCAGTTCCACCGATATGAACGCCTCGGATTTATCCGCCAGGCAGATGACGTCCAGCACGATCCACGTGGACTGCATAGGATACGCGGAGAGCGCCGCCAGCGGGGCGGGGTTCGTCGCGGGCGATGAGGCCGCGGCGAGGGTAGCCCAGCGGGCCGCGCGACTGATACGGGGCATCCTGATGCACGGGAAATACAGGTATCTGGGTTTGCCGGATGTGGTAGGGCGCCGGTATCTGCAATCCCGCACCATGTTCCAGCCGACAAACGCGGCGGACGCTGTTCAGCGCGTGGTGGGGTGCCGGTTGACATTCTCCGTGGACCACATCGAAACGATAGGGATCGAAGAGTATAACGAGATTGAACAGATTTTTGTGACCATGCAATACACCTCTGATGGTGAGGTGATCGCAGAGATGGACATTGACGTCAGCGTGCCCGCGTAGGGTCGCAGGAGGATTGAATCATGGCAGTATCAACAGCATTCGGACCCACTCGGGTGGCCCGCGGCGTCGCGATCGAAACGGATTACGTCCCCACCGTGGGGAGCACTCCGAAATATCGCCCCGTCAAGATCGCGGTCATCGGCGTGGGTCAGCAGAGCAAAACCTTTGCCTTCACCCCGAAGGACATCACCCGCCTGTCGGACGTGTCGGACACGTTCGGTTACAAGTGTCCCTTGTATCAGGCGGTCAAGATGCTTAAGCCCCCAGTTGGCACGGGCGTCGGGGACATCCCGATCACCGTGTTCCCGGTGGCCATCGGCGCCAGCCACGCGCCGGCCGTGGGATCCATTGCTGTCAACGGGTCGACGGTTACCTCGTTTGAACAGACGTACACCATAAAGGCCGGCGATCATGAAGTGGACGTCACCCTGGCCGTGGGTGACGGAAACACCGCGTTCATCACGAAGTTTATCGCGGCCGCGGCACTGGTTCCGGACTATCCGCTCATTGTGACGGACGGAACGTCGGTCGCCACGTGTACCGTGGGGTGGGAGGGCGCGACGGGGAACGCCGTGAACATCACCGTGGTGTCCCCGGACGATGCGGAGTTGACATTCTCGATTGTTCAGCCCACATCCGGCGCGGGCACAATTGACATCGACGACGCGCTGGAGCAGTTCGGTGACACGTGGTATTCGCATGTCGTAAATTGCGAGACGGCGGACACGGACACTTTCAACAAGTTTTCTGCGGCCAACGAGGCGCGCTGGGCCGCCGGTGTTTACAAGCCATTCAAGGTCTACCACGGCACGGCGGAGACGGTTGTAGCGACGGCGGCGGCCATCACGCACGCCCGCAAGAGCGACCGCACGAACAGCCTGAAGCCGGTACCCGGGTCGCTCAATTTCGCATGGGAGATCGCCGCGCGGCATGTGCAGGCTATCGCCCGGGTGGCGGACGTGAACGCGCCCCGTGATTATGGTTCGCAGATGCTGACCCTGCTGGACGACGGCGCGGGGAGCCAGTGGAGCGAGGCGGATGGTGAGTTCCAGTATGCGGTGTCCCGCGGGCTGTCGACCACGCGGATCAAGAACGACGTTCTGCGGATCGCGGATTCCGTGATGATGTACCACCCGGACGGGGAAGACCCGCCCGCGTATCGGTATGATTGCGACATCGAGAAAATCTGTGCGATGATCTACAACATCGATCTGATTTTCAACAATGACGATGTGGACGGAAGCCCGCTGCCTCCGGATGACGCGGTGGTGACGAACCCCGCAGCCCGGAAGCCCATGTCGTACAAGAGCAAGCTCTTCCAGCTCTATGACGCGATGGAGCGGGACGCCATCATCGCGGACGCGGATTTCGCGAAGGAAAACACGGTGGTGGAAATCAGCGGAAGCAATCCCAAGCGGATGGACGTGCTGGCGGTGTACCAGCTGGCCGGGAATGGGAACGTGTTTTCCATCACCCAGAATTTCAGTTTCTATTTCGGAGGTGAATAACCATGGCAGCGGTAGGCAGACCACTTGAAAGCGTATCCATCAACGGCCGGGAATTCCAATGCGTCGGGGACGCGGCGGCCACTCGGAAGCTGGGCGGATATGAGGCGGAATGGCAGAGCAACGGCAACCCGGCCACGGGGCGGAAGATCCTCACCCCCGTCGGGTGGAACGTGCCCGGGCAGAATCTGGTAATTGACAGCGGGCTGGAAGATCAGGAATACGTTCAGAGCTTCGCGGACAGCGCGACCACGGCGGATTTCGTGTTCAATTACGGCGACGGGATCGTGTACCAGGGTACCGGGACGGTGGTGGAAGAGCTGGCCTTTGACCCGATGACCGCAACCATGTCGGTATCGTTCAGCGGGCCCGGCAAGCTGAAACAGATGTGACGAAATCAGGGACAGCAATGCACCCCCGGGGCCGTCCCTCCCCACTTTCAGGGGGGTGCGCTTTTTTCGGAGGGACAGACATCATGGACGAAATCAAAATTTCAGAAGAGTTGGCACAAGCAGAGTTTGAGCGCATCCTGAAGGCCGCGCGGGTCAAGTGGGATTTATACAAAGCGGTGCAGGGCGCCCGCGATGCGGAGAGCGTCCGCATGATCATCGTGGACGCGATCATGGACGGGCGCGTAGTCGTAGACGCGGAGGGCTTTCCCACCGTGCGCACGTCGTCCGACACGGTGCAGGAGATCAAGGTCTTCCGGCGTGGCGTTCGCGGGGACTGGCTGATGGTGGATCGGGTTAAAGAGGGGCACAACGTGCAGGCACAGGATGCGGTCATGGCGGCGTTTCTGAAAAAGTCGCCCGCGGAATTGCAGCTCCTGGAGACGTCGGATTATTCGCTGGTGGAATCGCTGTGGTGGATATTTCTGGGATACAGAAGTTGATTCGCCTTTGCTTGTCCGGAATGGGGCGAGCGTGAAACTGAGGCCGGGCGCGGACGGCGCGCCTGTGCACACCAGATGGAGGGTGTATAGGGAAATGATGCTGCAGATTGCCAGAACATACCCATCCATCCCGGACGTCCGGACGATGACGCTGGATCAGATTGAATTTTTTTACGAGGGCATCCGGGGCGAGCTGGAAGCGATGACGAAGGGTTCGGCGTAACACATGCCAAAAAACATCCCGGTAAAGGCGACATTCACCGCGGTAGATCGGTTTTCGTCCGTGATTACCCGGATGCAGGGTCGGATGGGTCGAATGGCGGGGTTCGCGGGCCGGGTGGGGGGGGTGTTCCGGAAATTCGGGTCTATTCTGGCGGGCGTGGGCGGGGTAATGATGCGGGTGGGCGGCGTGGCGTTCGGGATGCTGAAGACCGGCGCGGTTGCCGTGGGGGGTGCGATTGCCGGGGCCGCGTATGCGGCGCGATCCATGTTATTGGAAATGGATGAACTGGCGAAGGTCTCCCGCGCAATCGATTTCCCGATTGAGGCCATGCAAGAATTCCAGTTTGCTGCGGAGCAATCCGGCGTTGATATGAATCTGTTTCGCGGTGCGCTGTTGAAATTCACTAAAAACGTGGGCGAGGCGAAGGGCGGGTATGGTTCGCTGGCAACGGGATTAAAGCGGTCGAACCCGCAATTGCTGAAGCAATTGAAAAGCACGACCAACATGGCGGACGCGCTCGATTTGTACTTGGCGGCGATCAAAGAGGTGCCGGACGCATCGAAAAAAGCAGCGTTGGCAACTGCTGGTTTCGGGCGCACCGGTATATCCATGACCAACTTAGCCAACGAATCAGGAGAGCGGTTGCAGGCGTTGCGGGAACAGATGCGGGCAAACGGGGTGGTTACCGCAGAGCAGGCGGCGTTGGCGGAAGAATTTAACGACACCATGAACCGGGTGAAGCTCACGGCCATCGGGGTCTTCCGTGACGTGGTGATGCCGTTGATTCCGGAGGCGGAGAATCTCGCCAATGAAGCTAGACAGTGGGCGATAGAAAACCGAGGGTTGATAAAAACGAAGGTACACGAATGGCTGGGCAAGGTAAAAGACGTTGTGTTGAACCGCGTCATCCCGGCCTTGAAGGATCTGTACCATTGGCTTGTAGAGAACTGGCCGGAGATCAAAGAGTTTGCGGCTTCCCTGTTGGATATTGTGAAAAATCTTGCTGAGTTTGCGGGTGTCTTGCTGAAGGTAAAAGATGCCATCCTTGCAGCGGCGGCGGCGGCGTTGTCGTGGAAGGTGGCGGTTGGCGGGTTGAAAATGGGTGAGGTTGCGGCAGGGCTTGCGGAAGGTGGCGGCGCGGCGGCGAAGGCGGCCCCCGCGTTTGCAAAGCTCGGTAAATTCATGAAGGGCGCGGGGCTTGTTGGGTTGGCGCTTTCGATTGGATTGGCGATAGGAAAATTAATAGATGCGTTTATTGACGCGAAGTCGAAGACCGCAACCGAATTAGGAAATATGGCTGTGAAATCCCAGCAAGGGCTTGGTTCGGCTTCAATGTCTGAGTTGGGATCGCGGGTCAAAAAGCTGAATCAAGCCGAAAAGGATGCGTCTGGATTTTGGTCATACGCGTCTGACGTTTTCTCATTCGGGCAGGATTCGCAGGACGCGCGGGACGAAATCCGACGTGCCCGGGCGGCGGTACAGGGCGAGCAGATGCGCCGCCTTTCTGGAGCTCTTCAGGCGGGCTCACAGGCCCCGTCACTGGCCACCCCGCAGGTGGCGACCAGCGAGACCCGGACGACGAACACGGAGCGGACGGAACTGGTTATCCGTGACGAAACAGGGCGGGCGGAGATCACGCGTGGCGGGAAAAAAGGCACGGTGAAGCTGGTTCCCACGGGGGCGATGCCGTGAGCTTGATCACGAAACTGAAGGAAGCCCTTTTCCCCGCGGACCCGGAGCCGGGCGCCCCGCCGTCGTGGATTGACCGGCTGCAGGCGGCGAAATACGTTTCTCTGTCTGGGGTGACGGTGCCGTTTGAATATGTGGACCTCACTGCGATTTTCGGGAAGAAAACGGCGGTTTTCGAGAACATCAACGCGGATGGGGTTTATGTGCAGGACAACGGCGTGAGCGGGGCGCGGTTCCCCATGCTCTGCTATTTCTCCGGGGATGCTCATGATGTGCAGGCGGCCACCATGCTGAAAGCCCTGCTGGAGCGCGGGGAAGGCACGCTGTACCACCCGATCTTCGGGCGCGTGGTGGTCGTGCCCACCGGGGAAATCGAATACACGTCTGCCCTTGTGAGCGCAGCCAATCAGACATCCTTCGTGGTGGAGTTCGTCGAAACTACCGGGCTCCTGGTGGGCGACGTAGCGGCGTTTGACAGCCTGATGGAGGCGTTCCAGTCCGCGGCAGCTGCGGATTTCGCGGACAAATTGAACATTGATGACGTGGCGGACGAAGCGACTTTCAAAGAGAAATTCACCCGCGGGATCAACAAGATTTCCAAAGGCATCGGCGCGGTGCAGGGGCTCACGGAAGAGGCGCAGAATTCCCTCACTGATATTTCCGACAGCATCAACCGGACTATTGACGTGCTTGTCGGGCAGCCGTTGGCATTGGCCCGGCAGACACAGATGTTGATTCTGGAGCCGGGGCGGATCGCCCGTGCGACGCGTGCCCGGCTGGAGGCGTATATCGGACTGGCGGAAGACATTTTCGGGCTGAAGACGGAGCCGAATGGATACGACTACGACGCGGAAAACGGGTTTCACGGGAACAATCTGCAGGCCAGCGCACTGGTGGCGGGAACCGCGTTAACGGCGACGGAAGGCGATTTCGACCACGCGGCGGACTACTTCCGAGCAGCGCAAGCACTGACGGACCTGCTGGACGATTATTCCGCGTGGAAGGACGACGCCTACACCACCATCGGGCAGGGGACGCCGGAGACGGCGGACACGGGGGACGGCTGGCTTGACCTGCTGGCCGTTGTGCAGGCGGCGGTGGCGGAGCTGATCCGTCAGTCCTTCGACGCGGACACGGCCATCCGGTTGACGTTGGACCGGGATCGCGGGATGCAGGAGCTGGTTTTCGAGCTGTACGGGTCCGCGTCGCACGACATGATCGAAAAATTCACGAAGGACAACGCCCTTGGCGGGGATGAATATTTCATCATCCAGAAAGGGCGGGAAGTTGTCTACTACGTATAGCGTCCGTACGGGGGATACGTTTTCCCTCATTGCTGCCCAGACGATGGGCGCGGACACCTATGCGGCGGAGCTTGCCCGGGCGAATCCGGGAATACGAGAGCCCTTGATCCCGGGGACGATCATTCGCGTCCCCGGGAATAGGCAGAATAAAAAAGGTTTCCTGTCTTCTGGGTTGGACGTCCATGTCAGCGGATCTCGGCTGATGACTGTGCCGTCGTTCACGCTGTCGTCGCGCATTGATGCGATCCGGAAATGTACGTTCACGGTGCCAAACGAGATTCAAACACGTTCGATTTTCCGCCCGCTTGACCCGTTGGATTGTGCGGTGGGATACAACGGCGGGGAGCTGATGATCGGCCGCGTGGCAACGGCCGTGCCCAGCGTGTCCGGGACGGCGAAGGAGCTGGTGGTGTCCGCATATTCCGAGTGTGCCCGCATCGAGGGCAGCCCGCCGCCGTTGTCCGCGTTCCCGCTGGAATTCCGCAACATGACGTTTGAACAGATCGCCCAGCACCTCGGGGACGTGATGGGGATTGACGTAACGTTTGACGCGGACAGCGGCCCGGTGTTCAAATTGGTTTCTATCGAGCGGACGCAGACGGTTCTGGATTTCCTGTCCGGGCTGGCGGCCCAGCGGGGGCTGGTGATCACGGATGACGCTTTCGGCGGTCTGGTGGTATGGAAGGGCACGGGGCTGGGCGGCCCGGTGCTGGACATCGACGACACGGTCCGAACGGATGCCACGGTGTCGGTAGTGCTCAATGACGACGCGTATTATTCCAGCGTCACCGGGTGCCTGCCGACGAAAGCAAAGGCGCGGCCGGGGAAACAGTTCACCGTGGACAACCCGTTTTTCACCGGCATCGTCCGGCCGTACACGTACGATGTGGAAGACGTCGACCAGGGGGAGCTGGCGACGGCCGTCACCAGCACGGCCGCGCGGATGTTCGCGGGGGTGTTTACCCTGACCATCACGCTGTCCGAATGGGTGGACAAATTCGGGGAGGTGTTGACCCCTAATACACTGGTACGGGTGAAATCGCCAGACAACTTCATTGACGATTGGACGGAATTCCTGATTGCGGGCGTGGATTTGGAAAACAACGCGGGTAGTGAATCGGCGGCGCTGGAGTGCGTTCTGCCGTCCGCGTTTTCTGGGGAGATGCCGGAGGCGTTGCCGTGGAGATAGGGACCATAAAGCAGACCGCGATTGACGCGGATGGAATTGATTGCGTGGTGACGCTGGCCGGGGGTGCGGAAGTCACAGCGACGATCTACGGACTGCCGGGTGTCGAGTGTTACCCGCTTCCGGGCGATGAGGTGGCCGTGGACTGGGCGGCTGGGTGTTACGTCATCGCGGCGGTCTTCCGGGCGAAACACGCCGATCTGGGCGCGGGGGACAGTATCATGTATGGCCGCGGGTCCGGGGGCGCGGTGGCGTCCACCGTGCACGCGAAGGCGGACGGAACGGTGGAGATCAATGGAACCAATTTGACGGTGTCGCCATGAGCGAATTAATCGCGGTGGAAGGGTTGACGCTGGACCACGTATCCGGCAGTCCGATTTCAGGCGGATCGTTTACCATCACATCCACGCCGGATGCGAAGGTAAAGGCGGAGGGGCACGGTGTGTATGTTTCCCCACTTGCGTTTTCGTTTTCCGGCGGCGACGCGTCCGGCTTTGTTGCTGGGTCCGTTTCCGGCGGGGGGAGCATCACGGCCACCGCGGTAAAGGTACAGGCAAGCGGGATCGCTGTTATGCGGTTAGGGGATTCCGTACTGATGAATTGCGTTGGTACTATTGATCCCCCTGCTACACCGCCCACAGGGCCTGTATCTGGCAATGTGGAAATCACGGACGCCGGGCAGACGAAAGTGGAGGCCGCCTGATGAACAAAATTCAAGCTGGGGACGTGCTGTTATATCAGAGCGTGGAAGACGGCGAGATCAACGTGGAAGACGGGATCGTAGAGATGACGAAATCGTTTGACACCATGATCTACTTGATCCTCATGGGGCCGAACGAGGGGGACGACGGCACGGCCGCCACGGAAAAACAGCAGTGGATGGGAAACGAGGGCGAGACGCCGGAACACCGCATCCGCGGCCGGTTCCACCAGTTTCTGGAAGGCGTGCCCATCACATCGGCCAACCTGCTGGACATGCAGGCGGCCGCGGTGGAAGACATCACGGACGGCTTCGGGGACCTGCTGGAATCGGTCCAGTGTACGGTGTCCGCATCCTCTAGCCACGCTGTGCAAGTGAGTGGTAACCTGACACTGACCACGGGCGCCGTGGTCCCCTATCGGCTGGAGTTGTTCGCATGACCACGCCCCGAAAAACAGCGCAAGAGATCGCCGATCTGATGGTGTCCCAACTCGAAACGAGTTTTTCCCAGACCGTTCCATTACTTCCGAAGGCATTCATCCGGGTGCTTGCGAAAGTGTGCGGGCTGGCGTTCGTTGCGCTGTTCCAGTTCGCGGGGTTCATCGCCCTTCAGATGGTTGTCAAGTATGCGTCCGACCGCGATTTTACGGTGGGCGGAGTCATTTACAATCCGCTTAACGAGTGGGGCGCAATGGCCGGGCTTACCCGCGGCGTGGGCGCACGGTCGGAGGGGACGATCACCATTACCGTGCTGTCCGCCGGCGGAACGTTGTATTCCGGCACGGCATTGGTGAACGCGGAAACAGAACAGACGTACATTACAGTTGGGGATGTGGCAATAACGGCGGGCACCATCACGGCAACCGTTCGCGCGGGGACGTATTCCGAGGCGGCGGATCTGGACGTGTCAATGGTGCTGTCGTTCGTCTCTGCCCCGGCGAATCTGGAAAAGGACACTGTGGTGGCTACCGTGACGGTGGCTGGTGCGGATCCGGAGGATACGGAAGATTGGCGGGCACGCATCATGCAATTTTTCGCAGCCCGTCCCCAGGGGGGCGCGTATGCCGATTATTGGGAATGGGGGAACGAGGTGGAGGGCGTGGCCAATATATACCCGTTCTCCGGCGGGACCCCGGCGATTCCTACCAGTGGCCCCGGGCAGGTGGATGTGTATGTCAAGGCGGACAGCGGCGACGGCACCGCGGCGGCACCTCTGCTGGCGGCAGTCGAAGACTACATCGAATTGAACGGGTCTACGGGGCTCGCCAGCCGCCGTCCGGTGAACGCCTATGTCAACGTGGCCAGTATCTATCTGACCACCGTGGACGCCGTCGTGGCGGGCCTGTGGGTGGAAGCGGGGGCGATGGTGGCGACGAAGGCGGACATTGAAGACGCTCTTGAAAATTACCTGCTGAGTCGGGAAAATTACATCGTCGGGATCTCGTTCCCGCCGCGGAAAGATATTATGATGACGTCGGAGGCCGCGGGCGTGGCCGCCCGGGTGGCGGCGGCGAACGGTGGATATATCACCGGGCTTACACTGACCATCAGCGGGACTCCCTACGACATCTATTCCCTTGCCGAGGGCGAGCAAGTGCGGATCGGGACGGTATCATGGACGTAACATGGTGGACCCGGGTGGTGGGTTTCCTACTCCCGAAAAGCCGGGCGTTCAGCATCGATGTGCCCGGGAAAAAGCTGTATGGGTTCGCCACGGGGATCGGTGCGGTGTTGAAGGTCGTCCATGATTTCCTGTCGGAAATTTTCCTAGACCTGCTTCCACGGACCACAACGAAGGTGCTTCTATGGTCCCAGCATTTCGGATATCCGCAGGCCGTGAGCACGGACGTACTGGAAGCGGAATGGGCGGACGGTGGTGGGCAGTCCCCGGAGGCGATCCAGAACCGTCTGCAGGCCGCGGGCTTCAACGTCTGGGTCCATGAATTCTGGGAACCTGGTGTTTCACCGATATCCGTCCGCAATCCGATCCCATATATTGACGTGTTGTACACGATTGACGCGACACACTTTCAGAGCGGACCCAATCTGTTGGTGAACAAACAAGAAGAGGCGTTGAAAAATTTCGCTGTGCAGTGCGGGGACGGGACGCAATGCGAGCCGTACCGCGGGGACGGGGAAGACGTCCAGTGCGGGGAGTGGGACGGGCTTTTCCTGTATGAACGCGGATACGTGGTGGAGAACGACGCGGACCTGTATCCCTATTACTGGTACGTCTGCGGGGAGACGTGGCCCGATGCGGCGTCGGTGTCGGATTCGCAGTTGGACGAATTGAAGAGGCTCCTCTACAAATTCAAACCCATGCACACCCGCGTGGTTTTGATCGTGGATACGTCGCATGAAATCTGGTTAGACACGCTGGGCGGAAGCCCGATCATCCTTGACACGTTGGGCGGATCGCCTCTTGTCGAGGACACACTGTAGGAGGATATTGATATGGGCGCACCAACCCCCGACGAAACCCCGGACATCAGGTTAAGCACGACCACACTGGCCGATCTGCAGGCCGCGGCGGCCCCGAACGGGCACCAGAAGATCGCTGTGGAACCTACGGCGGACGCAGACCTTGGATTCAAGATGTTGGTTTTCACCGATGACGACGGCGCCGGGGGGAAGCTACTGGCGAAGGATGAGCCCGCGAGGGTGACGGACTTTGAAGCGACGGGGACACCCACCCTTTCCTCGGTGTCTGCAGGCGTTGCGGTGGTGGACGGTGCTGGCCTCGTGTCCAGCGTGCCGGGTCTCACGGGGTTGAATTTTACGCTGGGCACGTCCATCGACGAATCCTCTGACCCGCGCGATCCGAACGTCCACCATCTCACCCATGAGAACGGCGGGGCGGATGAAATCAGCGTTGCGGGGCTGTCCGGGGAGCTGGCGGACGCCCAACCGACCACGCGGCAGAAGGCGTATAACGGTGGTTTCGCGGTATCGCTGGACGCGACGCACAACTACATCACGCGGACGAACGAAGACGGCGGGAAGTGGATCATCACGGACGAAGCCGGGACGCGGCAGATCCTGCAAATCGGGGAGACGTCCGGCGACGGCGTGGTGGCGACGCTGGACGTGGATGCGCTGGTGTCGTCTTCCACCGGCGGGTGTGATCACACCATCCAGGGGGACGGGTCGGAGGATGACAGTGCGGTCCGGGTTCATACGGAGATGTCGGACAGCGGTGTTGACCCTGACCATTCCGTCCAGTTGGCGGAGTGGACTGTCAACCATGACGACGCGACGGAGACGGAAAGCGGCGTCTGGATTTTTGCGGAATATGATGCGGAGGACATGTAATGACATCAAAAAGACTGGCGGTAGTTGACGCGGTATTAAAGCGATTCCGGATCGGCCTAGGGTATGCGTCGGAATTGGGCGTGATGGAGGGTGACAAGGATGGGTACATGTGGCAGACCCAGCCGCACATTACGACGGCCACGCGGATCGGCGACACGTTCATGGCGGTGGATGACAGCGACACGGATGACAGCACGGTGAATATCGCGATCACTGATTGCCGGGACATCCTGATGAAGGGCACAGCGATCAACCGGTGGCACGTGTTCAATTTTGACGCAACGTCGCTGGTGGCCGGCACCGTGGTGTTTGTGTTCCGGAATTGGTCGAGTGAGATTCGGGGCGTGCGGAATTCGGATTCCACTTTGTGGCTCCGGATCATGCCATCCCAGACTGCGGTTGTTTTCCTGACCGCTGGCGGCACGGCGGCTGGCACGTGGGGCGCGGAGTTGTCGCAGATTCATCCGGATTACGGGTTTGAAAATATCGAAGATTTCGTATGGGGGACGGCGGTAAGCACCTCCGCAAAATCAGGAATAAGTGGCGCAGCAAGCGGAACTGGGGCCGTGGCAGGAGTTATGTCTTCTGATGGGGTGGCATCCGGTGGGCGATACGGGGTTAGCGGAATAGGCCGCTTATCTGCCGGCACCGACACGACAGGGCGAGCCTATTTTGTGTGGTACGGGCGGCACTACGCGAACGGCACCATGCCGTTCAGGTTTTTTGTGAATAAAGGCAGGATCGGAGTTGCGGCGGATGTTACGGCGGATTTTGTGTTGGACATTGGATGGAGTGACAAATACTCCGCCGTCGGTGATCCGGATAATGGGGCTCTTCTGCGGTATGACCGCGCGAACCATGCGACGAATTGGCGCACCGTCGTTGCTGGCGGAGCGTCAGTTACTGCGGACGATACTGCCACTGCCGTTCCGATTGCTACGCTGTTCGATCTCAACATGGAGCTTGCGTCCGATTCGGGCCGGTTTGATGTTTGGATGGATCGCGTTTTGATCGCGACGGTGACCGGCGCGAACATCCCGAATGGTGGGACTGAGTTCCTTGTTACCACGATGAAAATTGATAACACGGCAGGCACGGCAAATGACAGATTATTTACGATGGACGCCTGTGGCATCATGGGCGCGAAGAATAAGCGGAGGGGAGAGGCATGAGCTACAAATCAACGATCCTGAAATCGATTGAGTGCAAGGACGCGAAGTCCCCGAAGGCCGTTGAAGAGGCGGACAAAGCGATTGCAATCACAGACAAGGCCATCGCGAAAGCCAAGCAGGATAAGGCACAGCGGGAGAAGGCACTTCGACCGGACCAGATCACCGACGGAGTAAAAGCCGTTGCGGAAAAAGTCGCGGAGTTCGGAACGTCCCGTTTCACCGCCCGCGAAATCGGACAGATGATCGGCTACACCGAGGCGTTCGTCGCGGAAGTCATTGAGGCAATGGAGGCGGAATAACATGGCGATCAAACCATCCACTCATTTCCCCCCGTCCCGCGTGAACGCGGGGTCCACGGAGTACCCACAGGGCAGCGCAAAGGACGAAACATCCAGCGGCGCAAACGACGGCACCCCCGCCATGCAGGCGTCCGTATGGAACGATATCTGGGGTTTCCTGCAGAAGCTGCTGTCCGTGGCCGGGATCACGCCATCCGGCGACCCGGACGACGTGACAGCCAGCGACTACTGGGACGCCCTGACATCGAACGACGTCAAGGCGGAACTGGCGAGCGTCGACGCGGGGGATGTGGGCGGCGACCGGAGCGTCACGAACACCGGGAAAGGCATTACGTTCGCCCGATCAGCGGTGGGGGCGTTCAGCACTACAAACGTGCGGACGGATTTGATTTATATTCTGTCTGTTCCGACGTTCACGCAAACGTCAAGTGGATCGAAGGTTTGGTACACAAGCACTCCTATCTCGGTCCTTGCGACGGTCATCCCGTCCGCGCAAATAACCGTATTATCCGCGTCACTGATTTTTAGACACGAATATTCCCCGGGAAAGTACACCCAGAGAATATGCCCATGCAATATATTGCACAGCGACACGGAAGACGCGTCGTTGAATATAACGTTGTCCGCGGTGCTGTCGGCTAGCGACCCCAACGGCGCAGACACGGACAATCATTATCTGGCGTTGACCTACCAGGCGGATTGGTGAACGCCGTGACAGACATCAATTCCAGCGTGGTAAACATCATCACCTCCCTACGGGAGGAACTGAGGGAGGACCTGTCGGGGCTCCGGCATGACGTGAACCACCTGTCCATTGTGGTGGCCCGTGTGGAGGGAGCCATTGAAACGGTGCGGGCCGAAAAACCCGGCCGGGAAGAGGTGTCGACCATCATCCACACCGCCATAGAGGCCTGCCCGGAGCGCCGGCGAAATCACGATAGCGGAACCCACAAGCGCCCGGGCGCCCAGCAGTCAGGGGATCTGGCCCTGAAAATAGCCCTCGGGGTGATCACCCTGGCATCAACGGCCATCGCGATCATTGCGTCCCGATGACCCGGAAAATCACGATTGCCCGCATTGTGCAGGACGTGGACCCGGTGTACTTCCGGGTCCGGCCGTGGGCGTATGAAGACCAGGCGGACCGCTTCCGGATGCGGACGGGCATAGAGCTGCCACCGCGGTCCCGCGCGAAAGAAATTGGCGACATCGAGCGGCTCCGGGTGCTGGTGAACCGCGTAACAACCACTGTGGAATGTGACGACGGCGCTTGGTTCCAGTATCGAAACCATCCCGGGTTCATGTGGGACGGCGCATCGGTTCCGCAGGTCGCCCGCTGGCTGATTGATGACAATGACATCTATATGGAGACGGCCGCTTTAATCCATGACTGCAATTACGGGGCTCATTTCGTCGGGGACAGCGTGGAGGCAATCGAAGAAACCAACGAGCTGTTCAGGGCGATGATCGCCTATCTGGGAAAGCCCGCACGGGCGCGGGTGGCGTACTGGGCGGTTAATAGCGTCGTTGGACACGCCATCTATCAAAAAATGCCTTTCCGCCGGGCGCCCATGACCCGGCGGTTTGTGGAATTCACTTCGTCAAACCCGAACCACTGTCACCATTTGTTTTCAGCCCCCCAATCAGGCGGACAGTGTCCGCGATGATCTCCAGTTCTGTTTCATCCACCCGGCCGCGTCTGGAATATGATTTCCACTCTGCCCACGGGATGCCAAGCACTTCGTGCAGGCGACCTATGTAAACGCCGTTGGTGAATAATACTTTGTTTGGATTTCCGGTGGTGTGCCCGGCGTTGGTGTGGGCTATTACGGTCTGCCCGGCGGCGGCGGACAATTTTTGTCCGAAGCCGTTGGCCTTGCCGGTGTTACAGCACCACAGGGCGATCACGGTGTGAACGCTGCGGATGGGCGCGATGAGGGCGGCCAGCTTGCCGACGTCGGCAGACCGGTAACCGATTTCTATGGAGTTCTTCCATCCGTGGCAATAGATGGCCACCACGTCGATATAGGGGGCCGGCCCGTTCACGTAGTCGTGGATGCGGGTCATTGCGTCGGCTACCCTCGCCCGTTTCCGTTTGGGGGTTGCCCCCGGGGTTTCGATGGCAATGGCCCCGACGTCGAATCCCTGCGCCTTCCATACGCGGTACGCCTCGTCCGCTTGCCGTTTGAACTCGGGGGCTGACGTGCTGTAGATAATCAATCGCATATTTTTTTCCTTTCGTCGGGGGCACGTGCATAGCAGGGGGCCGCAATCAGAGGAACCGTGGGCGTTGCGTCAAACCCTGATTTCCTTTCGGCTGACCGGCACCATTGCCGGGATTGCGGCCCTCTGCTATGCACGTGCCCGGGTGGGTCATCGGTACTGTTCCCGGAGCCGGTCGTATTTCCGGACGCGGTATTCAATTTTTCGTTTCACCGATTCGCTCTGGTGGACACACTGCCCAGAAGCGTACTTCGTCAGCATCCGGCGGAGGCGGGCGGTGTCATCCGCACCCCCGCAATCGTCCGCACACATGCGGAGGCAACGCGCCCCGGCGGCGATCTGCCCTTCCGGCGTGGTCAAATTCTGACCACGGGCGCACGGGCCGCCAGGCATGATCTGGAAAAGCCCACGTTCATCCGCCTGTCCAGTGGCGCCCGGCTTCCAACTGCTTTCCATGGCTATCAGCATCACCATCAGGAGCGGATCAAGGTTGTATTCCGCCGCCGCGGACTGTACCGCGGGAATCAACGCCAGCGCGGCGGCCCGGCGCTCCGGGTAGTGCTGAAGGAAATCCGCCGTATATGCAGTGGCGGGGTCGTCCGCGGCGTCCGCATCACAGCAATACAGATACATGGCCAGCAACCACAGGGCAAAGCCCAAGCACCACGCCACGTCCGTGGCCATCCGCTTCCGTCTGTCAGTAGGCAATTCAATCATTCTGTTTTCCTTTCCCGGTATTCCCGGATCGCGTCCATCAGGTTTTTCTGCTCCCCCGCCTTCCGCCCAAGGGCGGACACGACGGCTTCATCAATCGTACCAGTAGCCACGATGCGGTGGACGCGCACCTGCCCGCGGACGCCCCGGCGGTGGAGTCGTTTGATCAACTGCTGGTAGTTCTCTAGGTTCGTCGGCAGAGTGTAGAAACACAGGTCATTGCCGCCACTCTGCATATTCAGTCCGTGTGCCATGCTGTCCGGGTGCACGGCCAGAAGAGGCAGCTCTCCGGCGTTCCACTGGGTCAACAGGCGGCCCGTTTCGGCGGTGGACGTCTCTGCCCCGATGACAGGGATGGCCGGCCATTCGGTCCGCAGGGCATCCAGATCGTGCCGGTAGTAATATGCCACAAGCAGGGGTTTCCCCTGTAGTTCATCCGCCAGATCCTCCAGTGCCTCTAACTTTTCGGTGTGCAGCTTTTCGACGGCCCCACCCCCGTCCGGCCGGTAGAAACGGCCCCCGGCCATCTGGCGACAAAGGGCATATTTCCCTGCCCCGCTGTCCGCCAGCAGCATGTCCCCGTTCAGTTCGGCGAACAAATCCCGCTCCATCGACTGGTACACCGCCCGCGCCCGCTCTGGTAGTGTCACCGGGATGTCATGAAACATCAGCTCCGGCAGGTCGGGGAATTGCGCTTCGTCAATCCGCAACACAAGAGGGGCGATCTTCCGATTGATGACGTCCGCACTGCCCCGCGTCAACGCCCACCGCTGGAACCGCACACCGGGCGGGGCGACGTTCTGGAAATAGCGCGCCCTGTAGGTCGTGATGTTCTTCCCCAGCAGCTCCCCGGAGTCCAGCAGGTACATCTGTGACCACAGGTCATGGAGCCCGTTGGGCACGGGCGTGCCCGTCAGCAGCACGCGCCGGGGGAAAAGCCGATGGTATTTTTTCAACGCTTTGAACCGCACGGAAGACGGGTTTTTGAATTTCGATGATTCATCCACCACCAGCATGTCCCACGGCCACGGCACGGGAGGCCCGGCGGCCCGTGTGAACCACGTTTCTGGGAAGAACGACAGCAGGTAGTCGACGGCCTCCGGGTTCACCAGCGTGATGTCCGGGGCGGATCGCGGGTCCGCTACCATCTGGAAAAGCCGTTGTGCCTTTTCATCCCCGTGCAGGACCGTGGTGGTAATCCCGTCGAATTGATCCCACTTTCTCACCTCGTTGGGCCAGACGTTGTAACACACCAGCCGCGGGGCGATGATCAACAGCCGCCGGGCCTTCCCGCAGGACCGTAAGAGCTTGTACGCGGCCAGCGTGCACGCGGTCTTCCCGGCGCCCGGGTCCGCGAATATCCCGCAGGCCGGATGATCACAAATAAAGCGGATCGCCGCCTGCTGGTATGTCTCTGCCCTGTATAGCATTTTCAATCCATGCTTTCACGTTGTGGGGGCGGTCGGTCCACCGAACCCGGAAGCCCATCGCCCGCAGGCGGCCCATATATGCCAGTTGGTGGGGGGACGGGGACTCCCCCGGCCGCTTCACCTCCAGAAACATTGCGGCACCCCCGGGGCACAGTATCAGCCTGTCCGGTGCCCCCATGACTCCCGGCTGGCTGAATTTCACCGCCACGCATCCGAGGTCTTCGCATATCCGGCGGATACGAGTTTCAATTGTTCGTTCCAGCGTCATTTCTGAAACCTCGTTCCGGACCACCCTTCCGCCGCCACCGGGAACCCGGCCGCCCACATGACATCCGTCGTGTCGCTCATGAGCGCCGCCAGTGCCTCCGGCGTGCTGCCGTCCGGGAGACAGCACCATTCCGGCTCTTCACAGATGATCTCATCGTGGACGGTGAGCACGATTTTCCACCCCGCTGCCTCCGCCCGGAGCATGGCCGCCCGCAGCAGGTCCGCCGCGATGGCGGACACCACGTTTTCCGTGAGCTTCCCACCCCACGTGTCCACCCGCGTCCACGTGCCGTTGTACACCGTCATGTAGGAAATCCGGTCCCCGGTGACCTGTACGTCCCAATATGTGATCTCCCGCCCGCTGGGAAGGCGGATGACCCGCCGGCGGCCGTCCGTATGGTCATATACCCGGATTCCCCGAGGGCCCACTATGCCCGGCTGGGCGCGGCGGAAGAGGTTCTCCAGCGCAGTCCACAGATCGGGCACCCGGGGGAATCTCCGGCGGTATCCCGATACCGCGGCTTCACTGGTAATGGGGTCCGTGCCCGCGTTCTGGCCAAATCGTTGCGCACCCATGCCATACCCGCATCCCAGCACCGCCGATTTCCCGACCTGCCGTTGTGCCTTCGACACCTCCGCCACCGGGACGCCGTAGATGGTCGAGGCCATCTCTTTGTACAGGTCGCCACCGTTTTTCAGCAGGCGGCACGCGTCATCCTGACCTGCCAGCCAAAACACGCCCCGGGCTTCGATGGATGAGAAATCCGCCGCGATGAACCGGTGATCCGGTGCGGGGATGACGCAAGCGCGTATCAGGCTGGCCAGCACGTCCAGCGGGTTGGAATACCCGGCGTTACTCACGGCCTCCGGGCCCTCCATCACGGCCGCGATGGCCCCATCACGTTCCGGGGTGGCGTCGTTATACGGTTTGATTCCGCGGGGCAGGTTCTGCGGCTGGAAGCCCCTTCCAGCCCATCGGCCGGTGAATGCCTGATGATATTGCAGGGCCCCGCGGATTCGGTGATCCTCGGGGTCCGCACTGGCGAGCGCCGCGGCGTATTTCGCCACGGATGATCGGTTGCTGTCGTTGATGAGCTGCAGGAGTTCCCGCCGCGGGTCGTCTTGCGGAAGGGTGTTCAACGCCTTTTCCAGCTCTGGCCGGGCGGACGGCAGCCCCGTCCACTTTTTGATCCGGGCGTGCTGGCCGGGGCTGGTAATGGCCCCGGACGTGAGGCGGGCGATCTCCTTTTCCGCGTCCGCCCGGTACTGATTGGCGAGGTGGTATGCAGCGGTAGCCAGGGGCACATCCACCCGGAAACCCCGGAGGTTGATTTTCCGGTCGAGGGCGATGATCTGCCCCTCGGGTTTCTGTCCTTCGCCCAGCGCGCGGTAGATGGCCCGCGTAGCCCGGACGTCCTGCTGACAGTATCTGCCCAGCCGTGCGGCGTCCGCGGCCGTCCAGTGGTATCCGGAGGCCGTTGGTGCACACATTTTCCGCATCAAGGTCGCTCCGGTTTTGTCTTTTCGGTATTGCGGATCATCGGGGAACAGGACGGCCGTGCAGTCCTCCAGCGACCCCGGCAGCCCACGCTGCAGGGCAATGGCTTGGGTGTCCACCCATTGCCACCGGCCGGGGGTAATGATTTCAAAATCACGACACAGCCGATTTTTCCACAAACACCGTTCAAAAAACGCGTTATGAGCGCACCATTGCACATCCCCGTGGGAGCTGTCGAGGCGGAACACCTCTGGAACGTCATCCGGCCGGAACGGGTCTGGGAACCACAGTTGCGGATCTCCATCGTCCACTGCCCACGCCACCACGGTGATCTCCGTAGTCGGGTGTTTCGAGTATCGCCACGCCCCCGCCGTGGACAGGTCACAGCGGGAGCGGGTTTCAAAATCGATGAAGATCACCGGCCTACCACCCGTCACCGAAGGCGTCCGCGATGGTCCCGGCTGCGGGTTTCTCCAGCGGGGCAAGGTCCGGCAGGTCGTCCGCGGAGGCGGGTGCCGACCCACTCCCGAACGGCTCCCCGTCCGCCAACTTTTGCACCAGGCGAAGGCCGAATCCGACACCCCGCGTTACCTTGTCATACGCGTACACGTCAAACTGTACCCGCACCCAGCACCCGGCATAAATTTCCTTCTGATTCATGATCTCGGATTTCGCCCGGTCGACCACCAGTGGGGGGTTCCGGCTGTCCCCGAATTTCAGGGTGTAGTATCCCGCCATCTCCGGGTATTTGTCCGCTTTCGTGTCCCCGTCAATGATCGGATTGTGCCAGCCGGGCGGGATTTTTCCGGAGAATTTTTCCATCAGAGCGGCCTTCATCGTCTGTTTGAGATCCACCAACATGGGATCGTCCTTTTTCACCAACAAGGTGATGGAATATTCTGCCCTCCCGCCGTCCTGAAATTGGTGCTTTTCGAACACGTGCGGGAAACAGCACTGGCACGCCCCGGTGATAGCGACTTTTCCGACTTCTTTACAAACTTGATATTTTCCATTTTTCGCGCCTTTCAGTCAAGCCCCGCAAGCAGGGCGGTTTTCGATTCGATTGCTTTCCGTTTGTCGTCTGCCGGGGCAAGCGTCGGCTTCCCCGGCGGTTTGCAGACGAACCTCGCCAGCTCTGCGGACGGGACCACCTTATCCAGATCCGCCAGGGTGCGCATTACCTCACGGGTCACCGGCCAGCCGTTCAATTTCGCGGCATCCCGGAGCCCCTTTTCATCGCTGATTTTTCGCGACGTTCGCCCCTCCACCAATTTCCACCCGGGTACGGCCTTGCCCGCGTGCAGCCGAGCCACGGCGTCCGCCTCCACGGCATCAAGCCACATTCTGGCCACGCCCGCGCGGGACAGGATCTGTCCGACCTGTTCGTCCGTCATCGCCTCCACCGGGGGCGGGGCGAGGTCCAGATCTGGCAGCGTGGCGAGGGCCTGCGATTTGATCGCGGGACAAATCGTTTTCGCGTTGCACCAATGGCAATGGCCCCCCGCCGTGCACCGCTCCGGGGCGGTTTCGGGGTGTTCTGCTACGGACAGCGCATCGGCGATCCCGCTGTTCACCCTGGCGAGTACGTCCCGCAGTTCCGTCGCTGTGGTCTTCCATACGCGGACCGGCGGAAGGCCGTCCCCGGCGTTCGGCTGGACGATGGCCATGACAACGGTTTCCACGTCCGGCTGCATCGTCGTCATCCAGCCGCCTGCGTAAATGGCGAGCTGGAGGTTTTCGTCCGCGTTCACCACCCCACGGCCGTTTTTGTAGTCGACGACGGCAAGCCACCGCGCGGCCTCATCGGCAATGATGCAGTCTGCACGCCCGCTCACGCCGTCGCAATACTGGATTCTGGTTTCCGTCAGCACGTGGGCCTTCGGGCGCGCCTCCCGGATGCGGTTCACCAGTGCCACGTATTCGGACGCGTCGGAAATCATGTCATCCGTGACGATGATGTCCGTGGGTTGGGGTGGGTCGACGAACGGGACGACGCCCGCGGCCCTCCCGGCTTCCGTCATCAACACCACCCAGCGGCCCGCCATCTCCGGGTCCGGCACCCGCAGCCCGTCAATCATCCACTGGGCGAGGGCATGCACGGCAGTGCCCCTGATGGCGTCCGGCCCCGAGGGCGTCCGCGGGCATAGGCTCTCCAGATACGGGGACGCCGGGCAGGCACACCACCGTTCCGCCGCGGACGGGTAGAGTTTGATCGGCGCGCCCATCACAGAAACTCCGACATGTCAATGGTGTCTCCGCCGGTGTATGCGTTGCACGCGTCCACCACGGGCCCCCACAGGGCCTCCGGGACGTCCTGCGGCTTTTCCACATGGGCGATGTCTCGGATGATACCGCGCACCGCCTCCACACCCCACCGCGCCCGGGCGGCGTTCAGTGCGTCCATGTAGCGGTCCGCGTTTACCGGCCCGGACGGCAGGACGGTCTGTTCCCCTTTCTTCGGACGCCCTCGCTTTTTCGCGGGCTCCGGGGCCGGGGTCTCTTCCGCCAGCGGGTTGTCCGCCGCCGGCACAGGGGGCGGCGGGGTGATGGCCACCCGGGGCTCCGGGGCCACCTCGGGGTCCGGCTCCGGGACCAGTGCCACTTTCGCCATGCGCTCTGCACTGGCAGTCCGTTCCGCGATTGCCTCCGGCGTCGGGGTGTAGGGGATCGGCGTGTCCGGGTCGTCCTGTGCCTCCGGGGCGTCTTCCATGTGCACGTGCAGATCGCACGGGCTCTGCTGACCCAGCAGGGCGAACACCGCCCCCATGACCTCCGGGTCAGTGATCTCACATTCAATTCTCATTTTCATCTTTTCAGTCCTTTCCGCTTTTTCAGTTCCGCCTGCAGCAGGCGGTTGAGTTTTTTCTCTGTTTCAAACCGATCACGCCGTCCGTGATTTACGATATCCAAGAATGCGCTCTGCACTCCAACAGGGCACCCGGCAGCACCCCCGCCGTTACTTTTTGGCACACTGGACAGCGTCGCCCCGGCGGCGTCCACCATGGGGACTGTCAGGTCACACGGGCGTTGTTGACCCAGCAGGGCGATCACCGCCCCCATGACGCCCGGGTCAGTGATCTCACATTCAATTCTCATTTTCATCTTTTCAGTCCTTTCCTCTGAGTTGTTTCATGGTTTCAATTTTCCCGTTTCCGAGGCGCAGCCGATTCCTTGTGGCGGCCACCGCACACAGTTGTTCTTGGGCGCAGAAAACCCGGCGGTCGTGCAGTTTCGTCCCTCGTTTCTGCCCTTCCGGGCGTTGTTCATTTCAATTTCACGGCATGAGCCAGCCGCCATGCCAGCCAACCATAGACCAGATAGGCCACCCGGTCCGCCGGAACCCCGATGATGTCCCGCGCGGCCGCCCACTCCGACCATGGTATGGACACCTGCCCCACGTGCCCCGGCTCATCGGACAGCCGGAGAACCCACATCTCCCCGCTGCCGGTGTACCGGGCAACCAGCCACGGGTGCCCGGGGGCGGCCGACAGCACGCGGAAAAACGACTGGTGATCAATGTGGTAGGATTTCATGCCAGCCACCTTTCAGCCACGGGGGGCTCCGCCAAGTGGGGAATCCCTGGGACAAATTCCGACAGAGCGTCATCCAGCGCCGCCGGGAAATCATAATCCTGTTCCGGCCAGTTCCCGGGGTTCAGGATACATGCGAGGTATTGCGCGCGGGTCATCGACAACCCCCGTCGAGTTCGACGCGGGTGATCGTGTCCGCATGGACGCCGTGCGCGTCGGTGTCGCGTTCGCTGCGGGACCCGTACACGGACCACGCATCGTCCCCGCAGTCCAGCAGATATGCCCGGGACCACCCACGATAGTCTTTCAGCGCTTCGACGGCCGCCTTCCGGCTGGAAACGGTCATTCCGTCGATCATCTGCCCGTCATTGGTGTTGATGCGATAGATAGGTCTCATTGTCATTTTCTCCTTGTTGCTTTGTTGCGTTGCTACCCTATGCATATGCAACCGGCGTGCCAGTTTTCCGACCCACTGTTTCCGCGGGTTTCCGGGGCGGCGCGAATCAATTTACACACCCACAACCGTACTCCGGGCTTCCGGGGTGCGTATTCATCGTTACACGTGTGTAATCCGTTTCGCATTAAAAAGGCACCTCCTCCAGATCCCCGAGGTCCAGCTTCCCACGCAACATTTCGTAATTTCCGCTTGACTTTTTCGCCATCAGCCCATGATCAACCATTGCCTGCCGGAACCCGTGCCGGGTCACCATGTGGTCGTGCCCGGTGTCCCGCGACCACTGGCGATAATCGGCGTACGCGTCGTTCAGCTTCACCCGCGCCCGGGCGTCCGCCGTGTCCATCCTCTCCGACACCCACAACGCCACCGCGTTGGTGTGTGACATCCACAGGTCAGTCGCCCTGGACACCGTCCGCGGGATGTCCCACTGCCCCCGCATCCGCAGCCGGATCAACCCCCGCAACGCCCCCGCCAGTATCCCCGGCAGCTCCGTTGCTATGATGCGCTTCGCCAGCCCGCGATCCTGCTCCGCCCGGGCGAACCGTCGCATGAACGGGATGACATGGGCCCGCCTCATCATGCCGTGGGACATGTCCCGGGTCACCGGCGGGCTATTGCAGGCCATCCAGATGATCGCCGTGTTCTCGAACGAGTATGGCGTCCGGTGCTTGGGGTTCGCGGTCATCATTTTATTTTCAGAAACTTTCTTAATGAACCCATCGGGAAGACGGAAATTTTGATCCAAATCCTCATCCACGAAAAGTAATTTCCCCGGCAAAATAGAAAGCCCATGGTCGTTGCCCGTGAGGTCCGCGATCTGCCCGGATGCGGCGTGGTCACCCAGCAGGGCCGTCACGATAGTCACCAGCGTGCTTTTCCCGTTCGCGCCCCCGCCCGTCAGCAGGACCCATGCGGCGTGATCCTTGCGCGGCTGGATCGTGTATCCAATCAGCTCCCACAGGTACATCACCACAGAGTCCAGATCGGTCACGGGCGCCGGCGCCCCGGTGTCCGGATCCATCGGGCTGAACAGCTCCCGCAGGAACGAGTCAAACCGCGGGCACGTCGCGTCTGGGTCGTATTCCGTCGCCAGCACCGTGGTCAGACGGGACGCCGGGTCATGGGGCCGCAATCGCACCTGCCCGGACGGCGGGTCGATATGGATCTCCCCGTTCCGTACGTTCAGCACGTGACGGCCCGCGTCCACCCGGTGGAGGGCCTCCTCGCACGCCGTCCGCGCCCGCAGGACCGTAGTGGCCCCCGCCATCAGCCCGGGGACGCCGATCCGCGCCTTCGGGTTTGCCGCCTTCCACGCGCTGGCAGCCCGTTGCGTCACAGAGGCTACCATATTGTCCGCCAGTGGAGTCCAGTGGGTCCCACGGAACGTCCAGAACTGCTGGTCCGCCCCGTGTAGCACCCGGCCGGCCGGCCACTCTGTCGCCAGCACCAGCTCCGCCACCTCCGACGCCGGGTCATTCACCCGGGGCGCCGGCGGTCCGGCGTTCGCCCCCACGGCCTCCGGCGTGCCCGGGGGCACGTCCGGCAGGCTGGCCACGGCCTCCACCAGCGAGGGCGGGGGCACCGTGCCACCACGGCGCATCACCTCTGCAATCAGCGTTCCGGCCGTAACGTTCCCCGGCCGTCCGGCGTGCAGCGTCCGCCACCGCATGGCGATCTCCCCAGCCGCTCCGGCGTACTGCGGATCGGCCGTGGACCACGCCGTGAACGCCTCCAGCCCCGCCCCGGCCGTTGCGTCATGACACGCCTGCATAATGGCCAACCATTCCCCGTGCTCCCGGTAATCCGCCACCGGCAACTGGGCGAGACACCCGGCCAGCTGGGAGGCTGTCAGAGGCTCCCGGCTGCCTGCTGTCGGGACGACGGCGTCACGGCGGCACAAGTCCACCAGCCATCCGGGCGCAGGCGGCGCCGGGGCGTCCAGTGGTGGACAGCCGGGGACGGGGACGTACTCCCCATGTTCCGACCGCTGCCCGGCCATCAGGCAATATGATCCCTCTGTCAGCCAATCGACACCCGGCCAGCCGGGAACCGACTTCCGCAGCCCCGCCCCCTCGGGGATCGCCATGTACAAATGCACCCCGCCTCTGGGGGTTCGGACCGTCGGGAACTTTCGGAAAATCGCCCCTCCCGCCATCTGGTTCAGCCGGCGCAGGCTCTCCGCCCCGCCGTTCCGCGGGTCGACGTCCACCACCAGATCGCCCGGACCCAGTACCCACCCCCATGAGTGCCCCGGCCACTGTTCCAAGGCCCCCCGATCCCGGACCGGGCAGGAAGCCCATTCCTTCATTGCGGGGATTTTGGACATGGGGCGGACCGGCACCAGGGCGCGCCCCATGTCCAGCCATTTCAGCGGCAACGCCGTTACCATCCCCGCACCGGGCAGACGGCGGGGTCGTTCGCCAGCGTGGACGACCGGAGCCACGGGACCGGCACCGGCTCCGCCGGCGGACAGAGACAACGGCGGCAAAGGGACTTCCCCTGATATTGTTCCACGGCGGGCCGGTGCCCGCAGAGCTCACACAACGGTTTTTTCGGGTGTTTCATTTTCTATCTCCCACGCGATAAACGCATTTTCGGGGATGCAATATCCGGACCGCGTCGTTCTGCCACATGCGGGGCAGTATGCACGCACGTCCGGCGGGCTGTCAACGTCCGTACGGATTTTCAGCTTCCGCCGGCACCGCCGGCACATGGCTATCGCTTTTTGCATTGCGGGCACTCCTCTGTTTTTCGGTCAGACACCCCGATCCTCTGATACGCGTTCCACCGGGCCACCACGCCCCACCGCGCGACCACGCGGCACCCGCACACCGGACAGGTCAACGCCGTGAATCCATCCCCCTCCTCGCTCTGCACCGGCGCGACTCCGCAGCATGGGATTAACATTTCACGTCACCGGAACCGGAACCGTAACCGTAACCGTCACCGTAACCGGAACCGGAACCGGAACCGTCACCGGAACCGGAACCGGAACCGTCACCGTAACCGTAACCGGAACCGGAACCGTCACCGGAACCGTAACCGGAACCGTCACCGTAACCGGAACCGGAACCGGAACCGGAACCGTCACCGGAATCAGGAAGGGCCTGAAAATCAACAACGTGCAATATGGTAGTGCGCATCATTTTTTCTGCGCCGGGATGCCCCGCAGCGCAGCCCCCGCCATGTCGGAACAGTACAGCACCCCGCAGGCCTCCAGCATGATGCACGGCTCCGTCATCGCCACCGACATTTTCATTTTATCCGCGCAACGAGGACCGTGATCCGCGAGGTCCGGCAGAACAAATGTGCTGTCGTACGCCCATATCTGTCTGGCCCGGAGGAGCCGCACGGCGCGTCCGTTGATGCTCTCCACATACCCGCACATTACCCCCTGTTCGCGGCTGCGGATGATAGCGTATCGCATACCATCCACCTCATGGTGTGCTGCCTGCTGAACGCTGTCGGCACGCACGTACTCCACTTCATCGATCTTGATTGTTTGAGGCGTCATTCCTTCATTCCTTCCTCTGCCATGTACCCGCAGATCGCGAATACCGCGCGGCGTCTGGCCTCCATCCACTGGTCATAGGACACGTTGTGCGTACGAAAATCCTCATTATCGTGGACGGTGACAAGAAACTGCCCTTCGATGATCGAAAAGCGGATATGGGTAGGCGTTACCGCCTTTCGCGTGGTAATCCTCATGGGGCCCCCTTCGTCGCTTCGAGGATGCTATGTGACCACTGTTCGCAAACATGATCGCCCGGAACGCGGTCGTCCCCGTCGTCGGTCACAAGGGCGCATACCGTTGCCTCAAATATTGAGGGACGTGTCCAGTGGCGGCAATTCCCGCAGCACTTCAGCGCGTCCAGTTCCGCTTCCGCTTTCTCGGCGCGGTCGCGCCACATCGCGATCATTTCAAGCAATTCGTTCGTCGGCATCTCGTTCGCCTTTCTCCGCCTCAATGGCGTCACGGATCGCGGCAAGGCAGGTGCAAACAGCACTGTCAGCGTAATACACGCACGGTTGATGTCCACCATCGTTATAGTCAGCACACACCGGACGATCCCCGCTCACGTCACAGCAGTTTTTCTTTTCGCTCATTTCTCATTCCTGCTCGTCACACCACTGGCGCATGATCTCCCCGAGCCGATCCCACGCCGCCGCCGCCGCCCACTCCGCCGCCGCCGCCCCCCACCCCGCCGCCGCCC